AAGTTGCTTCTGAAATAGATATAAAAGGTACAAAAGTTGTTGAGATGTTTAATTCAAATATGAACAAAGCAACTTTTGATAATGCTGCAAATACAATGTTTGCAATTTCAAAAGCTCATTCATACAACCGTAGAAATACTTATTATTTATCTTCTGCTCAATTGCATTCAATTGACCAAATGGGTTCTACTCCTTTAATTCAAACATGCTTCCTTGCTGAAAAACTTACAAATGCATTCACTAGGAAACATGCAATACAAAATACAAACATAATGTTTTTAACTGATGGATGTCCTGATGGAATTTACATAAATGAAGACAAACATGCTGACGTTAAAACTTCAACTCATCATAAGATGATTGAGTTTAGCGGTAAAATGATTGAGGGCGAAGGTTCTAGAGAGATTTATGCAGAATGTTTAGGTCGTCTTAAAGAATTAACTGGTGCTACTCTTATGGGTTTCCATTTAGCTACTGATGCGTCAAGCTTTGGTACAGGTTACCATGGAATTGGTGCTGAGTATTATGATTCAGAATTTCCTTCTGTAATAAAGAAGTGGAGAAAAGAGAGTTTCCTTGAGTGGAAAAAAACAAAAGGATATGATAACTATTTCATAATCAAATGTAATACTAAACATGTTGACGAGGAATTTATTCCTAAGAAGTCAGAGACAATAAATGATATTAAGCGTGAGTTCCGTAAGTTTTCTAAAAACAAAAAAGGTACTAAGCAATTAATAGGACGGATATCCGACGCGGTGACAGCATGAAGAAATTAATCGCATTATTTACTATTGTTGCCGCTCTATCTGTTCATGCAGAAAAAGCAAATTATTGGTGGAATGGTTCATGGTGGGCTAAGTCTACAAGTGGTATTGAGAATATTGTTGTAGACGAAGACCAAGTTACGTTTACTTTGTTATCTGGTATTTGTATCGGTGATGCAGATGGTGATTGTAATACCTCGGCTAATAAGCCATACCCTTCTCTACGTAATCAACTTCAATCCAAATACGGTGAAAAGAATAATCGTCCGGTGACACATACATTTTCTGTTAAAAAAGAAAATATGCATGGTACTAGTTTAAGACTTTGGGAACTTAAACCATTTGGTGGTCGTACAGAAACTGTTCCAACACTTAATATAGACAGTGAATGGATTGGAATTAAATGGGCAAATGAACATAATGAAGATCATTCTTATTATCAAGATTATGATTTAGAACCAGGAGTTTGGAATAACTTTGTTATTGAAACTCTTCAAACTCCATTTGAAAATGGATATGTTAGAGTAATATTAAATGGAAAATTAGTATTTGACTATGATGGACCAACATCATATTCTCATCATTTTCCTAATCAAATTTGGATAGGTCCATATATTTGTTGTGGATATCCGGAAGATGAACCAAATCATGTAGTATCTTATAAAAATATTACACCTAAGTATGTACATTGAGGAATAATATGATATAATATACTTATGAAATTTAATGAACACACAAATCTAAATGATGTTTTAGACTATATAGAAAAGACCTACTCAGGTCATTACACGTCTGAAAATGGAATTCAAAGTATGGACCTAATCTCGTCTTCTGGACGTGGATTAGATTTTTGTCTTGGTAATGTATTGAAATACGCATCAAGATATGGTAAGAAAAATGGAGCTAATAGAGAAGATTTAATGAAAATAATTCATTATACTTTATTGGCAATGAATGAACATGATATAAAGGAGTCAAGAAATGAAACTGAGTCAGGAAATTAAAGATGTATTGAATAACTTTCAAACAATCAATAGCAATATTGCTCTTGGTGAGGAAGGAGGATTTATTCGGTCAATGTCTACATCTAAAACACTTATGGCAAAAGCCAATGTCGAACCGGAAGCCCCGTATGTTTGGCCTTATGCATTTGGCATTTATGACTTAGGAGAATTCCTAGCATGTCTTAATATGTTTGAAGACCCTACTCTGGCATTTGACGAAGGTGATGAAGTTACAACACCTCAGTTTGTTACAATCACAGATGGTATTACAAAATTCAAATACTACTTCTCTGATATTGACATTTTAACTGTTCCTACAAAAGATATTGATTTGCCATGTGCTGATATTCAATTTACTCTTACGTTAGACCAGTTAAACCAGTTACGTAAAGCTTCGGCTACTCTTAAAACAAATCATTTAAGTATACGTAAAAGTGGATCTCATTCATTTATTGAATGTGTTGTTGTTGATAAATCTAATCCAACGGCAAATCAATTTACTATGAACATCGCAAACTGTAGTATAAATACTTCTGCAGAGTTTGATTTAGTTCTTGATATGAATAATTTTAAATTCGTTAATGCCGACTCGTATGAGTTTGGTATTGACAAGAAGCTTATAGCTTCTGTAATGGCTGGCAACACACAATATTGGGTTGCTCTTGATAAAACTACAACATTTAAGGAATAAAGTATGGCAAAGAAAACTGAAACTCCGGCTGCAGAGCCACAAATTCATTCTATTAATTTAGGTGATTTAAATGCCGTAATTCGCATCATTGATGTAGTCACGAAACGTGGTGCAATTAATGGTGATGAATTAGCTGATGTTGGTGCAGTACGCAATCGAATTCAAGAATTCGTTACAGCATCTACCCCAGTAGCGGCTCCAGCTGAAGTCACAGACGAAACTCCTGCGGAGTAAGTATGTACTTTTAACAAAAGCATGGTATAATAATATCATGCTTATTACATTATGAGGTCAATTTGAAAGAAGAATTTCTATTCGTAGAAAAGTATCGACCAAAAACTATTGAGGAATGTGTTCTCCCTAAGTCACTCAAAAATACTTTCCAAAGTATTGTTGACACGGGAGAACTCCCCAATATGATGTTCACAGGTTCTGCTGGAGTTGGTAAGACTACAGTCGCCAGAGCATTATGCAATGAATTAGGTTTAGATTATATAATAGTTAATGGTTCTGAAGATGGAAACATTGATACACTTCGTGGTAAAATAAAACAATTCGCAAGTACTATATCATTGCAAGGTGGACAGAAGGTAGTTATTCTCGATGAGGCAGATTACTTAAATCCCCAATCTACACAACCTGCATTGCGTGGATTCATTGAAGAGTTTTCTACTAATTGTAGATTTATATTAACTTGTAATTTTAAGAATCGTATTATAGACCCACTTCATTCGAGGTGTTCTATATATGAATTCAATTATCCTATTGAGTCTGAAAAGTTGGCTGGAAGTTTTATGAAGCGGCTTCAATTCATTCTTGATAGTGAACATATTATATATGATAATCAGGTTATAGCAGAACTGATTATGAAATATATGCCAGACTGGAGACGTGTCATTAATGAGTGTCAGCGGTATGGTATAAGTGGTCATATCGATACGGGTATTCTTGTAACTCTATCTGAGACAAGTATAAACAAATTGATGGATGACCTCAAAGCTAAAAACTTTAAGAAGATGCGTAAATGGGTAACAGATAACATTGACGTAGAATCATCAAAGTTGTTTAGAGTGGTTTATGATAACATGATTGAGTATGTGCAACCTCAGAGTATTCCTCAATTGGTTCTCATACTTGCAGACTATTCATATAAGGATAGTTTTGTAGCAGACCATGAATTAAACGTAGTGGCATGTATGACAGAAATAATGTCACAGATTAAATTTAAATAGGAGACCCTATGTTAGAAGAAGTATCAAACTATATGGCGATTATAATAGCTTTAGCGCTGGTTAATATCGTTTGGCAATTAGAAAAAGCTGGCAGAATATTGACTGCCATGAATAATATTTTGAAGGAGCAAATGAATGTCGGAGATGAGTAAATACCTATACGATGATATAAAAGACTTCTTACGTGATGAAATTATTGAAGTACACTTTACTAAAAAGAATGGTGATGAGCGTATAATGAAATGTACACTTATGGCTGAACATATCCCTGTTGAGTTCGCACCGAAAAATATAGGGAATCCACCAGATGAAGAGAATCAAAGCTATATGAAAGTCTTTGATGTTGAAGCTCAAGGGTGGAGATCATTTATATTAGACAGTGTTAAATATATTAAGACCAATCTAGACGAACATTCATATACATTTTAATGACTAATGAAAATAAAGTCTTAGATTTTTTTACTAGAAAACCATATACTAAACAGAAATTCGAAAGACATCCACTCTCTGGTGTTGTATTAGGTGAAAGAATTGTTGATGAGATTGTTAAACTTAATGTCAATCCATTAGTTATCGATGCTGGTTGTGGTATTAATCCATTCAAAGGTATGTTTGATAATCTTATTGGATTTGATATAGCACAATATCCCGAGGCAGATTTTCAAGCAAACTTCCACCAAGCCCATAATATATTCAATAGAGAATTTGCAGACGTTGTTTTTGCATTAGGGTCATGTAACTTCGGCACACTTGA